TGAAACGACCCAGTCACTACCGGATGCAGACCATACAGACTCTTCTACCATGTCTGGGTTAGTCTTGGCAATCAGCTGAGAGATTTCAGACTCTTTGTTTAGTTGGATATTTCTGATATACCTTTCAGAATGTTCAGCGTGGATTCCACTTGCTGTTCCCAAGAGTACAGAAGCATTGCCACTAGGCTTAACGCAAGTAGTCCGAGCAGCAGGATTAATCCCGAGAAGATCAGCAACTCGAGCATTAGTCTCTTTAACAATCTTGGCACCTTTTTCCAAGATTTTTTCATTGAATAAAACATCAGGGTTATTCATCCATCCAGTGATAGACACACCAAGTAGAGCTTCACGGTCAAAGATCTTCTTGGATGTATCAGATAAGAATTTAAAGTCGGTGTAACCAGCTTGAAGTGTACCAAGGATCGATGCAGCTTCACATGCCTTATAGAATGATTCCTCGTCTACACACTGACCGCCATTGATCTCTGTCAGGTTACACCCTTGCCAACCAGACTGTCCGTCAATCTGTGGGAACATACCAATTTCAACACATGGATTGGTTGTATGCTCTGTGGATTCTACAAACACAAAGCCAGGTTCACCAAACTGCTTAATCGAATCCATGATCGCCATAAAGTCTTCCTTCTTGGTTTCCTTACGGACAATCACTGCAGAGTTATTGGAACGTGCACGCTGTGGGTTATCCACAAACCAGTTACCAGTCTTGGCGTTCATCATCTCTGTGTCAGTTGGAGAGAACAGACAGATAGTTGCAGAGCGACGTACACCACCGCTTAGGACTGCGTCAGCACAGTGCATAGCAATATCATATACATGGATTGGTCGTAACTGTACCGGATCAGACTTACCCATTACCTGTCCTTGAATCAGGTACTCGATGCGATCCAGAGCCATACGCAAACCATCAGGACCAGGTGCTTTAAAGCCCCCAGAGATCTTTGCACCTTTTGGTCGGATATTCGTCAAATCGAAGAATACACGACGGCCTTCAAACTCAGGGTATTTGCCACCACCAACAAAGTAAGAAGACATAAGCACGTCTAGTGCAGACGCCCAGCCTTCAATAGAATCCTCTACTACATAGCCCTTAGCTTGCTTTTTACGATCCACTACCGCCGGCAACTTGTCTACATGATGGTTTTGTACTGAAAAACCAGCACCAGCGCCACAGAGAAGAATATAGAAGTACTCACCAAAGAAAGATGCACGATCAGCATATGAAGACGTACAGTTATACATTTTCATCTGGTGCTTCAGCAGCTGGTCACCACCAAACTGCAGAGCACGCTGTGCACCGAGTACACGCTTCTCTTTGTATGCTGTAGTTGCAGTGGCCATCTCGTTAGCCAGTGCTGTAGTCATTTGATCTTTATAGTAGTCCTTATGCATAGCCATGACACGATCAACGGATTCGTCCCAACTCTCATAACGGTTTTCATCATCAATATATCTGGAGTAAGATTCGTAGAATTTAGTTTGGGATAAAAAATCCCTCATGTCTAGACTATTTGTCATAGAACGCACCTCTTTAGAATTAGATTTTTATGATAGGGTATTATATATCAAATCACGCAGTTTGTAAACTACAATTACTTGAGTTTTTCTACTGCCCGTGATCCAAACCAGAATGAAATAATAGCAGCAAAGATGGATTGTGACTGTGGGTCCCAGATAACATCAGAGATATCAGACAATGTCTGACCACTACTCAACGCTTCCATTACTAATACGGTTTTATAAAAAAGAAAGAAACCGAAGAAGCAGTACGTGATGATAGGACGTACCCCCTTCTTTAAGCCTGCAAAGAATCCAGTCTCTTTTGAGATTGCAATGTCGTGTTCAATAAGACGCTTGTGTTCTTCGTGCTGAGCCATATCCTGCAGATGCGTGAACTCAGCGTCCTGCATCTGCATTTTGATTTCGGCATTCATTTTCATCTTGGCCAGTTCGTGCTTTTGCTCCCGGCCTTTATTGATCGTATCTAAGATCTTAGGCGCAAAAGACGTTCCGAATCCAAGGACTGATCCTAGGAGTGCAAACATCTATTCTTCGTCTTTCTTACGTTTTACAAATGCTTTGAATTTAAGCGGTTTATCAACGATAGCAACGTCAGCAGTCGTTGTACCTGCTTCTTCCTTTTTTTCTTTCTTTTTCTTCTTCTTCGGCTCGTACTGTTCTAAAAGGGAAGAGATATCATTCTTGTACCGCTGATCCATATCCATTTCTTCCAGAACTAATTTTGTATTAATGCCAAAGTTTTCTTTTAAAAGAGCAAGAGCGGCTACGTAAGAAGCAATACGTGTCTTGCCGCCAGGGAATGCACCAAGCAATCTTTTCAGATTAAAAGCTAATCTATGAAATAAGTTAAATGCTTGACGCTCTTCAGATGTTGTGATCTTTTTATCAGTTCTCTTACCGTCGTCATCGACAATACCCAACTCATAAGCTTTTGTCTTGTTGAATGGGGTAACCAACAACTTTAAAAACCTATAGGTGTATATGGTATCAGCAATTGTAGAGACTGCCATTAGATCTTCCGAAGTAGTTTAATTATTTTCTTATCCATCTCAATGCCTACTAAATCTGTAGGTTCTACATACTTAAGAAATACTAAAAATGTTTTGATGACTGACCAGTATTTATATTCTAACTTGACCGCCATCAGCTTTACCCCAATCTCAATACCAAATACATTACAAAAAATAATGATATGGTTAAGAAGGAGTCTTTCCGATAAATCCCCAGTTTCTATGTACCGGTTAATCAATCTCTTGATGTACTTAATTCTATTTAAGTCTTCATAGAATTCGTCAGTACTAGAGCACTGGGGATTATTATAATGCTTGGCCGCAACAATCAGATAGTTCTGATCGGTTACCTCGACCTTCTCACTAAATATTTGCATAATTTATTAGAGCTGACCTTCAAGCTCCTGAATCATTGCAGATTTAGTCATAGTGGTATCAAGATCAATACCATATTCTTCATATGCATGTTCTGCCAGTTGAGCTTTAGTCATAGCAGAATAATCTACCGGATCTGCCTCTGTAAGCATTTCAGCAGTTTCTTCTACTACTGGCTCTGGATCAGCTTCAATGATTGGCTGTGGAGCTGGTGCCGGTGCTGGAGCTGGTGCTGGCGCACCTGCTTTAGCGATGTAGAATTCCTCTACATCACGCTCGCTGTGCTTACGAGAAACAAGCAGTTCGCCAGTTTTATGATCGACCCAACCTCTAGTGGTAGGTTTAGCATTTGGTGCATAAGCAGGGGGTTTTAGCATATTATTGATCCTTTAGCTATTCGTTTTCATTTGTTGCAGGGCTTTGGTGATACCGTCGATAATTTCAGACTTAATAGGATTAACAAAAGACGTATCGCCTTTACGCTGATCTCCTAATCTACCAGCACCTTGCTTTACTGCTTTTTCAGCTTCTTCTTGATTCTGCTTGTAAATCGCTTCGGCATCCAAAGCAACCTCTGCAGTGTGCATACCAACAATATCTTCTTTCTTACTCATTGGTACACTGTTTTCGCCTGCACCCATTTGCTTTTCATAGGTGTCTCGAGTAGCATCATCCGGGCCATGCTGTGCGGTAGAACCAGGAGCAGCTGCTTCTTCTACAGTCTCTTCTTTTGTTAAAGTTCCCAATGGAACTTGACGCGATAAAGTTCCCACCAGCTTTTTCTTGTTTCTGCTAGATTGAAACTTCTTATTAGCGTAACGACCGAACTTTACTGCCTGATCGAATTTTTTGTCGCCAGTTTTCTTATCACCTGCATCATCAGCATCTTTAGACTGACCCATTGCCTTTTGGTAAGACTTCATAGCTGTCTTATAAGAAACCTCATCCATCTCTTCTTTGCCCATCAGAGCATCGTGATTCTTGATAGCGTATGCGTTTGCTTCTTCTTCATTATCGAATTTAGCAACTTCTTCACCATCTTTATTATAGACGCAGTACATATCGCCTTTCTTGGAAACGTGATCAGTAGGATCCATTTCTTCTTTTACTGGCTGCTCACACTGGCATTCGCCATCGGCACCACATTCAGGACACGTTGCTTCTGAGATAGCATCAGCAGTCTTATCTTTCATGGTAACTTTGTATTTCTTACCACCAAACTCAAACTCTTTCTTACCAGCTTTCTTAGCAGCTGCAGCAGCACCCATAAAGTCTGCTACATCGTCGTCTAAAATAGCTTCTGGTACCCATGCAGCACGTTCAACAGACTCGTATGTTGGTTTATTTCTACCATTTTTAGAAATAAATTTTTCAACTTCTTTCACAAGGTCACCAACCGTCAATCTTTTGTTCACAAGCGCACGCCTGACAACGGTTTTATCACCATATACCAAAGTCGAACTATCAAAATAAACGGTATCCATCCCCTTTCCGGAAATATCTAGTTTTTTCCTAATGTGGTGGGTGATGTCTAATTGTCCAACACCTTTTCCAACATCATATACTTTGTCCGAATCTTTTAGTGTTTTACGCTGTGCTTCATTCACTTGATTATTCATCATCTCCATTAAGGCAGTTCTCATTGACATTTTTATTATTCCTTACTTATTGAACAGGTAGGTGATTAAGGTGCCGAAACCACCCACCACGCCTGTAATGATTATCCAACTGATTCTATTTATAATATTTACAGTTATCTGGTTCTTTTGAACCACTTTTTCCATCTGACCTACTTTATCATATAGTTCGTAAATATCTTTTCTTAGGATCTTATGATCTTCTTCTTGATTAATCAGTTTCTCTTCAACTCGTGCCATTTGTACGAGAACTTCAGAGAGCTTATCAATTTTCGATTCAATCCGATCCATGCGCTCTGCGTTAGTTGCCATTTTAGTCTAGCTCCGATACCGTCTTGCCTTTTTCCCACATCTTACATGACCAGTAACGAGCTTTCCACTTTGGACCCGGATTAGTATCACACTTATGTCTAGCTCTAAAACTTTTTAAATTAGCGGGATTATCCCTTTTAATCTCTTGTCCTGGCTGACCAAAGCCTAAACGGATAACGTTACCTTTGTCGTTCTTGACATAAACGTAGAACTTATGGTCATCGCCTTTCGGAGCACGGAATGGATCGTTTAGTTTTACCTTACGACCTTGGTACTCTGCCTGTTCGACGATCGGATCTTCTTCTATATGGCAACCGAATGATTTCACTTTTTATTCTCCGACGGATTAGAAATGTAATCGTTAAGAGAGTTCAAATCTTTTGCTGCTGTTGCAAGTTTATTTGTCCACCATGTAGGTAATGAAGCTTCATCCTGAAGAGAGCCTAAAGAAGATAAAATAGCATTAGCATCTTCAACAATCGTTTTACACATGCGCTCAGATGAAGGTACGTCAGTGTGTCCATCTTCATCTACTTTTTTCGGTAGACCTTTATGCTTAGTGGACGCAAAGTCTTCTAACTCTTTTTCACTCATAGAGTCAGCAAGTTTTTCTACTGCAGGAGTAACCTTGTCTGCCTCAAGCTCACCACGTTTATGCTGAAGGGCTAAAGCCATAAGCTTCTGCTGAGCAACAGATAATGCTTTTTCTTGGATCTGCTTAAAGGTTTTCATTTCTTAATTTTCCCTTTAACTTTAGCCCAAAGGTCTGGGTCGCCTTTAACACGTGTACGGCCACCTGTAATAAAAGAGTTAACACGAGCCATTGCCCACTGTTGAGGAGTAGTACCTGGCTTGTGACCAACCTTCCAAGCAGCGAAACCTCTTTTATAAACTTGCTTCAGAATGCCAAGTGGGAATCCGCTTTTATCAGCTTTCTTTTTTAAAGCAGCATCCGCACTTTCCATAATAGTATTAAATTGCTTAAAGCTAAACACAGCTCTCTCCATACATTTGTCTGAATCTTTTAGTATAAGGACTTTCTTTTGTCTTGGCGGTTGCATCACCAGGCGCCTTCTTGTAGGCAGAAGGATCGTCGTCCTTTTTCTTTACCATTTTTCTAAAGTGTGCATCACGCTTAGACTTAGTAGATTTACTCTTTAACCCACGGAAGAATGTAGCAGGCTGTGAACCTTTCTTGTCATCAATATCTGGGTCTTGTGCTACTTCGATTTTTTCTTCCAGTGGCTCTACATCAGTCAGCCACTTACGTTGTCTCTTACCGTCTACTTCAATAATCAGGTAGTTGGAACCGCAATAAGAAATAACTGCCTGTTGATTTGTTTCTTTTACTATAACTGTATCGCCAACAGAGAACAGATCGCCAGAAACATAATCTTCTCTTCTTTCAGAGACTGGATTGAGCATAACATGCTGTGCAAACGATCTATTCTCTTTGAGATTCATGCCTTTACGGACAGAATTAAACAAATCTTTGGCAAGATTGTCAGTTACACCCTTGGGTAGACCCATTAGGAACTTAGGGAAATCGTTATCAGATGCTGCGGCACGCATCTTAGACGCGCTCATACCTGTTACACCTTCTGCATCTGGATCACGTTCACCAGCAGAGACTACTTTTACAGAATTGAAATCGAATAGTCCGTGTCTAGATTCGACACCATTGTACTTTGTTAAGAGGGTCTGGAATTCTTTTACCCGATCTGATCCAGCAACCATTACTAGATTCTTATAGCCTTTCTTGTACATGTGTACAGCGGCTTCAAGAAAGTTCTTAACAGACTTTTCTAACACAATGCTCCTGGCATGTTTCGGGAACATTTTACGCATGAATTTAATTTTGGTCTGATAATCAAGAGGATTCTTTTTAGAATCTTGGGACTGAGAAGCAAAGACCATGTAATCGTTACCCTTAGCCATAGAAGCAATCTTGTTCAACAGCTTCTCATGACCAGTCGTCGGTGGGTTAAATCTGCCAAAAGCAATATAGCCCACAGATGACTGTTCTTCAAGATATGACTTAAAAGTATGAACCATTATCTACCTCTTCTCGATACGTCAAGTCTCTTCTTACCAGGAAGAAGTCTCTTTGAGATCGTTTTTAATTGGGTCTTAGCTTGACTTACTCTTTTCTCTGCCCGAGCTTTCTGAGCAATACTCATATCAGATTTAGATCTTCCCCCAGAGAATCTTTTAGTCAATACGTTTCGAGCAGCTCTACGGCTTCTCTTCTTTAGTTTTTCTAGTGAAGCTGGGCGTCTAGCAGCAATCTTTCTTTGCTGCTTTAACTTCTGCTTACGACGCTTCATTTCAATAGAACGTTTACGTCTTGCAGCAAACGACAGTACTTCAGACAGGATTAAAGACTCCTCCTCATTAAGAGAAGAAGTCTCGTTAGTAACGAAGAGGAAGTCTTTAAATCCAATCATAGTCTTAGAACTTGAAGCCTACGCCAATTTTCATGCCGTCAGCAGTGGTTACCCAGTCATTGACTTCGGTGAGTTCATCCTCAACCACGTCAACAGACCAGCCCCAGCTAACACCGATGGACGCACGGTCGTTCAGGTCATGCGAATAACCGATTCCGTAGGAAGCACCGCCCCAACCAACAGCGATAGCGCCGTCAGAAGCGAGATCCATAGAACCACCTACCCATACATACTCGCCGCCGATAATGCCAGGAGTGATGTTCAAGGTTGGGTTAAGGGTTACATCACCCCAAGTGTTGCCATCGCCCCGACCAATCAGGTCTGCACCGGATGTTGCACCCCAAGCATAGCTTACGCTAGTGTCGAGGGAAGCAAAACCAAGGTCCATACCTGTACCGAGACTAATTGCATAATCGTCTTCAGCGTTGTCACCACGATCTTTGAGAGTGAAACCTGCATCTACACCAAAGCCAGCAATACCCAACTCTGCACCAACTGTCCAATCTGCGTTACCTTCTAAGTCAGTCTTTACACCGACAGTTGCGTTGGACATAAGAGCAGAGCCATTATCAGTAGCATCTTGTGCAATTGCAGGAGCAGCTACAGTCATAGCTACAATTGCGGAAATAAGATATTTCATATCGTTCCTCTTTATTTACTCCAACCCGCTAAAATAGTTGGGTCAAAGTTGCTTGTTGAAAATTCATAACGATTCACTAGCTTAACAGCATTACCAGCTAGCTTGTCAATAGCGACGTAACCTTCAGGCTCAGTTGACCTGAACCCTTTGGTTGTTTTTAAGAACGTTTTAATGTTCTTAATACTG